TTCACCACCTCCACCTAATGTAGAAAGTTGCTGCTGAATACGAGTTAGGAAAGTATTATAATGTTTCTGTAAATCATCAAGTGTTGCGAACTTTTGATCTAAAGGTGTTAATGGATCATTCTGAACTTTAGTGTCCGATGGTTCAGCAAGAAGTCCTAATGATTTTTCGATTAATGTTGGCTCTTCAAGAACCTCTTTATGGTCCTCCAATTCCTCAAGAACTTCATCCAAAGATTCTTCAATTATACCTTCAATTATTTGTTCTTGTTCTTTAGGTGTCTCTGAATATAACCATTTTTCAAATGCTTTAACTGTCTTTTCTTCTTGTATTTTTTTCTTCTTGGTTTCTTTTTTTAGATTAGCAACTTCCTCAAAAAGAGAATCTAAAGTAATTTCGCCAACAATAGATTCTTCTTTTTTCTGCTCTCCTATCTTTTTTTCTTTTTCTTTTTTCTTGAGTGCAGCAAATTCTCCAAAAAGAGAATCTAATCCCAAGTCGCCGACTACAGAATCAAATTCTTCTTTTTTCTGTCTTTTTTCTTCAGCAACTAGTTTAAAAAGATCTGATAGATCTGACATTATCTATCACTCTTCTTCCGTTTCTCCAAATATTGATTGTGCTACCGCAGGACGGAAAGCATCAATTTTTTCTGCTGATTTTGTAAAAAGTAGGTCTTTAATTTTATCACTAATCTGAGAGGGAGACTCATCAGCAGCAATCATATCCATTAATTCGTCCATAGTTTTAAGTTAAGCAATCGTTGTTATTTATCAAATTTCGCCGCCCTTGGGCATTTTCATAGCACCAGTATCCATTTGTGCCACTCCACTGCCAACTTCTGTCATTCCTCCATCCGATGCACCATCCAGAGTCGGTTCCATGACTGGTTGTCCTAAATCCATTCCTGATTGAAGTGGTAATCCTGTTGCAGGATCTACTGGTGTGCTTGGGTCCGGAATTAATCCCTTTTTAATTTCATTCTCGATAATTTTATCCTGCTCAAGAATTTCTTCATCAGTTTGGCGGAGAATCTTACGTCTTATGTAATCTTGAGAGAAATATTTTCCAACATATGGTTCAGCGATTTGCACCATACCAAGTCTTTCATTGAGCAGTTCTGCATCTTTCAATTCTGAGAAATGATTATCATAGAGATAATCAAATTGAATATGCTCACTCATGGTTTCCCAGTCTTCTGGGGTAACAATATTTTTCAAAATCAATTGAGTTTTTAGCATATCTAAAAACATATTAGAGAATCTTTTTCTCAAGCGTCCAACAAATTTTGTGAACTTTAATTCATCTCTTAAGATTTCTGAAGATCTCCCTAAATTAAATCCACCTTCTCCATCCATTCTTGATGGTGGAACATTTAAAGAACGATATAGTTTCTTTTTAAAATACTCAATATCTGTAATTTCTCCAAGATTTTGACCACCTGGAAGTGTAGATATTTCTGTTCCTCTACCACCTTCCCTTCTTGGCAACCAAAAATCTTCTAGCATTGCCATAAACTTCTTGTCATCACGTATTTCTCCCGTGCTTGCATCATAAACTTGTTTGTTACGATATCGCATCATCACGTCACGAAGATATTGCTCCGCTTTTACCTTTGGGAGATTGCCCACATCAATGTAAAAAATTCTACGTTCTGGGGCACGGGATAGACGATAGATAACAAGACTATCTTCAATCATGCGAAGTTGATTGAGAGACTTGATTGCTTTGTGGAGATATGAAAGTGTTGATCCTTTATTTCTATCAACTAATCCTGAGGTGCAGTAAGTAACTGCATCTTTTGCAATTTTAATGCCCTGACTTGCTCCAGATGAATTTGAATTTCCTGTAGGATAACCTGCTTTGGAATTGTAAATAAAATACTCTTCTATCTCGGGAAAATCAAAATCCATTGGATTTTCAATACCACTCATCGAAAGTGGTCTGTTATATGCGTTATTATCTTTCTTCTTTTCTTTCCTAACATACCTCATTTTCATTGCATCAATATATCTCAACTCCTTAATTCCTTCGTGGGGATTTTTGAGATCAATGACTTTATGATAATAAATTCTGCCATCAATGTACCAATTTCTGTAAATTTCATGGCACTTTTTGTCAAAATCCAATAAATTTAAAATATGTTTAAATTCTTGTCTGATTTTCTTTTTGATACCATCACTGGCATTGAGATTATCTAAGTCAATTTGAAGAGGACTATCGTTACTATCAGAAACAATTGCCTCATTGACAATATCTTCAATGGCACTATCACACTCCGGATGAAGTGCCATTTCCCTATATCTTTTAATTAATTCATATTCAGTTCTATAAACACCCTCAATATCTACATATGAACCAAAAAAACCACTACTCATATAGTGGTCTACCCCGTCCTCATTATTGGGAGCGACGGGGGAGACTGCACTTGGAGAAAGTGGTTCAGTATCCTCTATAGAGAATCCAAATAATTTTGCCATAATTTATTGTTTATTTTATCTATTTATTAACCGTTGGGAGTGGTATTTGATTCCTTCCTAAAGGATTGTACTTGGAATTCTACAGTGAATTCTTCGATAGTGTCTGACGAATCATATGAAAGATCAATCGCAGAAACATTGGTTGGAAAAATACTTTCAAATGTATAAGTAGATAGAACCGAATTTGCACTGCCTGTATTATCTTTGCTGGATGCAGTAGAACCTCTTCCAAGTTGGAATACTGTAGCATCAACCATATATGCTTCTGGATTAGTTGCACCCAGGTTGTTGCTCAACTTAGAAATTTTTTCCATCCAGTCTTCAAATGCATTTCTAAGTCTAAATCCTTCATCATTGATGATAGTTACTGTCCAAGTGTCAAATGTTCTGTCTCCAGCAACTTTAAAAATTCTTCCTCTAAAAGGAACGTCAATGGAGGCAATGTTGGACGCTGGTAGAGCAGCTGCTTTGCACATGTATCTAAAATTGTCAGCGTCCCATCCCTGAATTCCATCAGGTAATTTTGCAAGTTCAACTTCAAAAAGATTGGGGCGGGCGCCGCCCCCAGAAAGTGCAGACTTAAACTGTGAGATTGTTTTATTTTCTCTGGATTGTGCCATGATTAGTTCTCTCCTTTGTTATTTTTTATAAGAAGTTAATTAAACTCTACCAACGACTTCTTCAAAGCTTACACCAGTTCTGGTTGCAACGAAGGTAAGAGTTACATAGTTAATAGACTTTGCAGGCTTCAGGAAAATGTCTGCTCTAAACTCATTATTATCAATAACATCTGGAGTGTTGTTTGTAGTATCGCAAACAACTAGGAATCCATAGAGACCTCTCTTTGCCTGAACATCACGAAGATATGGTTCAACGATGTTTCTAAAGTTTGCTCTTGTCAACTCATCGTTAAGTTCGAACAGTTGAGCTTGTGCTGCTCTTTGGAGTGCTTGTTCAATAGTAAGGAACAGGCGACGAACATTAATTCTATCAAATGCTGAAGCATAACCAAGAGCAGTCTTATCACCAAAGAGAAGAGTTCCAACTCCAGGTTGAGTTACAATAGCATTAACTCTTTGTGGATAAAGTTGGTCTCTTTGGTCTTTAGATGGATTATATGCAAGTTTGATTGCATTGTTCAGAATACCACGCTGCTGACCTGCAGGAGAGAACCATGGGTATGCAACTATATTAGTGCGGCACATTAGACCAGCAACATCAGCATTGCATGGAACATAGACAAACTTATTATTAAATCTATCGTAGGTATACTTGTATCCACTATCAAATACTGCGTATGACGAAGATGGTAGTGAACTGAAGTACTTAACTAGATTCGTTGTTTGAGTTGTTGTGTTTGTAACATTAATTAAATCTGCCCTGTGGGGTCCAATCAAAGCAACACAGTCTTTTCTTTGCTCCGCAAGTGAGATTAAATAACCTGCTTTTGCTTGAGAATCTGCTGAAGACTCCATTCCGGGACCCATAATCAGATAATCAACCTGAACTTCATCTTTATTGGAGAACTTGCCATAGGAGTTCATTAAATTGCCAAGTTGTGCCTTCATTCCGCCAGCAGCACTATAATCGACACCTCCAGTTAAGGCGTAAGTTTTGTTTCCAATTGCACTGAATGTTTTATCTTGAGCAGTTGATCCCCAAAGACCTCCTGAGGTGCTTATTGCTACAAATGATGCAGAAGTAACGCCAGAATACGTTGTAAATCCGGTTGCTCTTGGTGCTGTTCCCCAATGAGAATCTAATGCACTTGAAGGATTTCCGCCAGCATAAATTTGAGATGAAAAATCTGCAAGATACTGCTCATACCAAATCTTTTGTGGAGAATTGACAGACGAAACTGAATCTAGTGCTTTGGATAGACCAACATGCTTTTCAAGAAGAGTTCCTTGATTACCAGTAATGGTTCCAAGATCATCGACAACTACGACGTGAATTGCATCACCCTTACCATTTCTCTCGAGAGAGTATCTATTTGTAGTTGGTTTTGGTGCTATAGACTTCCAATAAATGGTTGAGTTTGATAATCCATCAAGTGTCTGTTCATTATACCAATCGGTTACTGTTGATGCACTAGCAAGTCCAATAAAACTGCCGTTAGAAGCAATAAAGTTTAATGTTTGCCCAGCAGCAAAGGCAGAACCCGCAGCACCTTCTGCGTAATTAATTTCAGTTTCTGTTCCTCCAGAAGAAACTCTAGATGTAATTTTTACAGTAATCGTGCTAGTGTTGCCACCGATAGCAGTAGTAACACCAGTAATGATGCCCTTTAGATAACCAGTAAATGTACTAGTAGTTCCTGCCCCAGATAAAACTATTGAAGATAAATTTGCAGTAACACCAGCTCCAATATTTACTCCAAGAGAGCCGAGAGCTGTTGAAACTCCAATAGTTTGATCTGCTAGGTCGTCAATAACGCAGACTTTAAGACCATTTGCCCAAGATCCTGGGGTCTTTGCAGCAAATGTAAAATTACCATCGGTTGAATGATTATTTGTATAATCATCGTAGTTGTCAATATCTAAAGATGTTGTTGATGCAGTACCAACACCTGCATTTGCGTTGTTAAGAGTTGTTCCACTAGTTCTAACAACTTTAAGAACACCGCCATATGAGAGATAGGAAGATGCACTCATCCAATACTCATATTGTGAATCAGTTGAAATTGGTTTTCCGAAAGTATTGATTAAATCTTGTTCCGTTGCAATGTCAATTGGATAATCAACAGGACCGATTGGGAAGGGACCTGCAATTGCTCCAATGTTATCTAAAACATTATCAGCTCTTCCTACTGTTAAATCAACCTCTCTGACGAGTACGCCTGGAGATAATTGA